TGGCGCCGGTAAAACCCGCGAAGTGATGCTAACACCCATAACCAGAACTGCGCCTGCGAATCACGCATCAGCGCGTGGTAAGCGATCGATAGCCCACGCGATGCATCCAGCGGCGGACCATCGTCGGCGATCAGGTAGGCGCGCAAAGCCGCCCAGTCCGCAGGCGCCAGCGACGGCAACGATGTGGTGCCCAGCATTACACTCTCTGCGCTCAGGACCCGCTGCTCCTGCTCCGCGTGCAGCAACGCGCGAATCTCACCCTCCGAAAACGATCCCAGAGCCTCCCGCAGCCGGCTCCGCAGTGCGGCGACCTCCTCCGGTGTTGCCATATTTCCTCATTTCCTCCTATGTGGCGATCAATCCATGCGTCCGCAGCATCGCCAGGATTGCGTTCACCTTGCTGATCACGTCTGATAGTGTGGCTCCGCCGGATAAGTTCGCGATGGCTGGTTGGCGGACAGTGAGGACCTGCTGATCGTTGAACGTGATCGCTGGAGGATCACCCAAAGCGCCACTCCACATCCAGATTCCGGGACCGAGTAGATTGTCCGACATCAATGCGATGGAGCCGTACCCGCTGCCGCCGACCATGGATAGGTAGCTCGGATGCAGGATCGTTATAAAGTTGGCATCGCTCTCCCGCCGCAGGGTCAACTCAGGATAGTAATCTCCCGATGCATCCAACGCCCTCAGCCTGCCGATCTGCACACCGCCAGGCTCCGTCAGTGTGATTCCCCAGTCCCGCACATCAGTCGTAAGCCCATCGGATCGCTTCGCCCGCAGCCCCGCCGTAATCGTGTCGCCCCCCAGATGCGTGCCAACCAGGAGCTCGGTCGTGTAGCCGCCGGATTGCCCCACCGTCTCCTGCTGCTGCACCTCGCACCGCGCGTCGTCGCATGCCCATGTACCACTTTCCGGCGTCGGCGACGAAGTGGCGAGAAAGGCGTAGAAGCGCACGTACGCCGTATTCGATGGACATACGCCCGAACCAGACAGCTTGTACCAATCGCTCGCGTTCGCCGGCGTCACACCGGCGGCCAATATCCACGACAGCCAGTTCTCACTCGCATCCTCCGCAGAGACAGCCATATAGGCTGTCTGGGTGGCGCCGGCGAGCGCCTTCACCCATGCCTCCGCATACACTCGATCGCCCGGCCTGGCGGTGAATACCTGCGAAATGTGCCAGAATCCCGTGCCCTTCACAGCATTCACGCCGCTCCGCACCTCGCCCGGGGTCGCAGTGATGGCTGGTGACCCTCCCGTGAACCAGCCGCCCAAACCGAGCGCGAAATCGCTGTTAGATAGCAGCTTATGTGTCGCGGCGATTTGGAGTTTGGGCGTGCTCTCCTCGTAGAACCGCTCCGCCACAACAATGCCGGCGCCCAAGCTGTCGCCGGCCGCCCGATCCATCCGGATCATCCCGCTCCCCTGACCCGGCGTCAGAATTGCCTGGCTGCCGCCAGACCAACACGACGTCTGCAAGACGCCATCCGTGGCCGGGTTGCCTTTGTAGACGTGGGATCTGTCATAGCAGAATATGCGCAAACGAAAATCCTGGTAAGGACTCGACGCTGCCGGAATTGCCCACCCCGTCGTGTTCCGGCAGACATGTGTTTCCCCCGTCTTCCACGCTTCGTCAATCGGGCGCTCAATGCCCTCGTGGCCCTGGGATGTAGGCATCGGAGTGAACGTCGACCCATTCCATGTACCGCGCGTGATGCATACCTGCGAATGAAAGAAGTGAGGATCGGCAACGCTCGACGGATTCGTCCACTGGATGTACTCCACGCCCCATCGCTGGATCCCATCAGCGTTTGTCATGAATTTGATCGATCCTACCGATGCGGCTGACACTAATGTGGCAGCCGGTTGCGAGTGGCCGCTCATCGCCAGCGGATTGCTGGCAGTCGCCGAACTCTCGTTGGGCGTCTGCACGCCGCGGCAAGCCAGCACCTTCACCTTGATGGTCTTGCCGCCCACGTATACCAGTTGGGGAAAACTGAACGGGCCGGTTGAATGCACGAAGCCACGGAATCCGTATGTGGCGCCGTTATCCTCCGATAGCCACCATGCAACCCTGTCTGCGTCGGTGCCGCCGCCAGGCCATGCGGGGGTAACAGTGACCATTGCGTATGTCTGGTTGTCAGTCGAGTTCAGCGTCCGACTCGACTCCGCGATCGTCACCGCCGTAGGCTGCGGAGGAATCGTGAAATTCGGCGTTGCGCCCGGCGGCGGACTGATCATCAACGGCGAATTCACCGGAGTGAAAGCGGCGTTCCACACCTCGCTCGTAATAATCTGTGGCTGGCCGGCCGCGTTCTCGCTCACTATGCGAAACGCGCAACTGATTGTGCCCGTCGGGAAATCCGCCTTCTCGATGCGAATGGGATCCGGCCCTGATCCGAATTGTCCGTTGAGAGCGCGGTCCGCTGGGATGAGGCCAGTCATGTCATAGTAGTTCCCCGGATCGTCCGAGCGCTCCATGATGATCCGGAACCCGCGCCAATTCGTCAAACTGCTGGACGGCTGCTGTACCAGCCACGCGATGAGTATTGCCTCCCATGTCGCGTCGTAACCCTGATTCGCCACCACCGCCGCGCTGACATTCGGCGCAGGGGACGACGTTCCGCCACCGCCGCCGGCCTGCGTGGCGCCCTCCACCACCAGACTCCCGACCGTCGGCGGATCCGGTGTTTGCTTGCCGTCCCGATTGTACGCTCGGAACGCGAGTGTCCAGGTCTCTGTAGGATAAACCGGAAGATCCCAGAGGTCGGTGTACCACATGACGGTGACGTCTCCCTGGCCAGCCGACGGTGCTGCAATCGATCCGAGAAGCCGTACTCCCGCGTGGTCTGATTCTGCGTTGATGTCAATGCCGAGACTCACTGCGTAATCGTCCGCGTTGGTGTGGAACGTCACCGAGCCAGCAAACCCCCACCGGTTTGTAGACATGTACGGCTGGTATACGATCCGCACGCGATTATCCCCCGACGTCACTGGTGTTACATTCGGAGCGTCAGGCATCGCAGGCGTGCCTCCATCGCCCGAGATCGCCATCATGCTCCCGCCGCCCCCAGCGAGATCGCGGAAGAAGTCATAGGCGTCGCCCACCAGCGGCCCGTTCACCGCCTCGATCTCATACTTCAAATACTGCGTCCCGGGCAGGTCCTGAATGCGGATGGTCCGGATCAGGTAACTCGCCGCCGGCGCGTAGCCCGTCACGCCAATTGAGATCCTCTGCCCGACACGCACCGCCGTGATCAGCGGCTCCACCGCGCCATCGCTCTCGAACTTCGCCACCGCCGGAATCGCGTCCAGTCGGTCCAGGATGGCCGCCGCGAGCTGCTCACCTTGCGTCCGCGTCGTCTGGTCGCCCGATTCGCGCAGGATCTCATAGCGCCCGCTGCCGCCCTCCACCGCCTGGCGTGCCGCGATCTCGGCCGCGTTTTCGGCCGCCACCACCGTCTGGTCCACGCCCTGGTAATTCACCACCAGCGTGTCGGATGGCTCCAGGAGCGTGCCGCCGCTGTCCTGCTGAATGTCCCGGCTCCCCGCCGACCAATACCAATCCTTGCCCGTATCCACGCCCGCCACGCCCACCGTCTGCGGCGCCCCGTTGAGCGTGATCTCCGGCTCTGCCGCTATCGGATAGCCCACCGTGAACGTCCGCGCGGATCCGTCGCCATGGAAAGTCTCGGATTCGCTGCGCACATACTGCGCCAGCTTCACCACCACGAAGTTGGCGTACTCCTCGCGCGTAAGCCGCAGCGTCAGGCTGCGAAAATTCCGCGAGCCGTCCCCGATCGAGAATGGGCAGTCGTAGGTCTCCGGCGAGAAGAAGTGCAGTTGTCTGTAGTAGTCGACGTACCAGTAATAATGCGCGATCTCGGCCAGCCGCGTCACCGCCTCCGCGACCGTCGGATACACGATGGCGAAGTTCTCGACCACGGGACCGTCTTGCACGAAGTCCAGGCCGATGCCCTCGTCGCTCAGGCTCTGTGCGCAGATCGTTCGGACCAGGTCGCCAGCGCGCTGCCCGCTCCAGCAGTATTCGCCCGCTAGCCGCCGGTCGAGGATGTGCGCGTAGTCCGTGCACCGGATCCGGCTCTCCACCGCCGCGCTGCCCCCCAGCGTGAACCGCTCCACCTCGTCGATCGTGCCAGCGAACACCAGATATGCCCCGTCGCCGACGGTTACCTCGGCGCCCACCGGCGGAGAGGCCGCGTCTTCTCGCAGCACAGTGAACTCGCACGTCGAGCGCCCGCCAAGCGACTCGGTGATGTTCAGCGTGCCGGCCACGCATGGCCAAACCTGGCCGCCGATCGTGATGATGATTGACATGGCGATGAAAAAGCCCGCCGGACCGGCGGGTCAATGAAGAAGTTGGAGGTTTGCTCTCGGAGGATGACCTTGGTAGTCAGATCTGACTACCAAATACGCCGGGGCCACTGCCCTCGGGCAACGCCTATATCTTGCATGCTCCGGCGGGCGGCTGTCAATACTTTTTGCACGGCGCCTGAATTCACCGTCGCTTCGTGCCCGTCTGCCCCCCCGGGGCGCCTTCCAGCTCTTAGAATCGCTCCCAGGCCCCTTTCTCGCGCGGCGCGAGGCATTCTGGATAGGGTCGGCGCTCGCGAGTTGCGCCATGCGGAAACCGCCCGGGCTTCCCGTCCGTCCACACCTCCGGGAGAACCCATGATGCGCCTGCTGCCGCTGTTCCTGCTGCTGTCCCTCGCCGCCGCCGCAAAGAAGCCGGCTGCGCCCGCCGAAGCACCCTCCGACCGCTGGCGCTATCCCGCCACCTGCGCCGAGATGGAACCCATCGCCTTCGACGTCATGAAGCGCGCCCGCTTCGTCCCGAACGGCGAGACCCTCGAGGACTGGGCCATCGTCTATCACTGGGCCCGCTCCCCCTTTGGCTGGCTGGACGCCAAGTCTGCCGTGCAGAAGTACACGGCGGCGCAAACTGGGTGGTTTGATCGCTGGTACGAGGTCCAGATTACCGGGACGGATCTCCGGTTCATCCGCGAATCCGGTGGGCGGCGCTGTCTCATCGAGTTGCACATCACTTACAGCGGGTTTCGTAGCGGCGTGGTCGTCGAAGGCGTGTACGGTTTGCCCAGCAACCAAGTATGGGAGCACACCCTGCTGAAATCCATGGGATCCGAGCTGGAAAAGCGCCGCGCCAAGCCAGAGCATTAAGTCCCTCGCCCCTCTTCGGCGGTGTGGGTCCCCGGTTCGACCGGCGCGCCCTCGATCAGCCTGTGCAGGAGTTCAGCGCCCGCCGCGTCCCGCATCCGGATAAGTCGCCTGGCTTGAGAGCGCGAGGAATCGTTCGAGATCGCTTTGTAGGATCGTTCTCCGCGAATTTGTAGTCAAATCTGAGTACAAACTGTCCGTAACCGCTACAAATTACAGCCAGTTGCTCGACGAGCAAATTTCGCACATCCGGGCTGCGGTTGTCAAGGGGGCCAGGCGGATCTTCACACCCCGCGCTGCTTCAGCCGCCGCACGATCTCGTCCAGGAAGCCATCCAGGTCTCGGAAGCCGATGAAGTTCGCCCCGCTCAGATGGATAGTAACCCCCCCGGCCCCGCCGGCCAGGCGTAAGCCCGCGTCTCCCTCGGCGTTGAAGATGCCCAGCCCGCGGACCATCAGTTCATTCATGCGCAAGTTCAGGTCGTCCAGCCCGGGCAGGTGGCGATTGATCTTGTCCAGGATGTAGGAGAGGTGGATCTGCGAGTAGCGCGTCTCATGCTCGATGAGGTCGAGGCTCTTGTTCATGCCGGCAAACTGGAAGTTGCCCACGATGCCGCTCACCATCGAGCCGATGGAGCCGATCGCGCCCAGCCATCCCGTCAGACCCGATGCCGCCCCCGCAGCGGCCGAACTCAGCCCGCCCGCTGCCGCGGTCCCAGCGCCGGTGGTGCCCGCCGCCGCGCCGGCCGCCTTCGCCGCCTGCGGGAACACCGCATCGAGCGCCTTGCCGAGTAGCGGCACGTCTTTGAGCAGCGATCGCACCTGCTTTCCAACCGCCGAGAACGTCTCCTCGAGGGCGATCCTTGTGAAGGCCTTCCCGATCTCCTTGGCGGCGTCGACCAGCACCTCACCCAGTTTTCCGCCCTTCCATATCAAGTCCGCGACGGACTTCGAGGTATCCCGGAATATCTCCGTCATCCGTTGGCCAAACTGCTGGAGCACGGTCTGCGTCTTGGCGGCCGACTCCCGCATTGTCTTGAGCTGCGGGTTGACCAACTCGATGGCCTTCTTTCCCCGCTCGAAGCCTTGCAGCATCTCCAGCGGCATCGGAGGCGCCGCTGGCGCCTGGAGCATCTGGCTGGGATCGAACGGCGGCGTGTAGTCGATCACCGGCGCGTCCAGCAGCGGCTGCGCGGTCCCGGCGAGGCGGAGTGTCTTCATCCACTCCTCCATCGCTTTCTTCGCCTCGCGGGTGTTCGCCAGGTCGCGCAGCGTCTCGGCCAGCCCCCTGGTCTTCAGCGTGGTGTTCTCCGCCACCTGCCCCAGCCCGTCAACGCTCCCGGCGGCGTCTATCACAGCCGTCCCCATCTGGACCGTGATGCCGATGCCGTCGCTAACGGCCGCTCCCAACTTCTTGAACGCCTCAGCGTTTTCGACGGCCTTGTGCTTCAGCTCCTCGAGGGTCAGACGGCGCCAGCCGGTCTCCCAACTCGTGGCCCACTCATCGGCCGCCCTCTTGCTGCGCTTGGTGCGGTCTTCGAGGGCCTCCAGTTCTTTCTGGAGCCGCCAGCAATGCGTCGCGGCCGCCACGACACCCGCCACCAGTCCCGTCCCAATGGCAATGGTGAGCCCGGTCGGACTCGCGATCAGCGGCAAGACCATGCCGATAGCAGACCGCAGGCTTATCACCATGGTGGCAAGCTGTCCGATCCCCCAGATCACCGGCGGCGCCGCGACCGCCAGCGCACCGATGGCCACCACCGCGTTCTGCGTCGACGGCGGCAGCGCGGCGAATGCCGCCGCAAGATCCCTCGCCTTCTCGAATACCGGCTGGAGGAAGTCCTTAATCGCCCGCTCCGCGAATGGCTTAAGCACATTGCCGATATCGGTGAGCGCGAAATGCGCCGCGTCCTGGAGATTCGACCACATGCCCTTGAGCGTCTTGGACTGCGCCTCCATGCCGCCAGCAAAGCGCTCGTTCATCGCCGACATCACCGCCTCGACCGCCGTAGCCGATGACACCGCCCGCTTCTGCACCAGCGCCATCGCCTCCGCCATGTCCACGCCCAGCTTCTTCGCCAGCGCGTCCCAGGCCGGAATGCCGGCCTCGGTCAACTGCCGCATCTCCTCGGCCGAGGCCACGCCCTTCATACGCATCTGGCCCAGCGCCAACATGATCCGGTGGATGCCCTCCGCGCCCATGCCCAGCGCCGAGGCCGCATTGCCCACCGTGCGCAGCGTGGGCACCACCTCCTTGGCCGAGTACCCCAGCGCCTGCATGCGCCGGGAAGCGTCCACCAGCTCGGTGAACTGGAATGGCGTCTGGGCGGCGAAGCTCTTGAGTTCCGCCAGGTGCGCCTGGGCGGCTGCCGTGGACTTGAGCATCGTGGTCATGGCGGTTTCGGCCGATTCCATGTCCGCCGCCGCCTTCATCGTCGCCAGGCTCACGCCCGCCAGGGGCGCGCTGATCGCCGCCGTCAGCCGGGACCCCACGCTCGACATGGTTTCCGCCATCTTGCGGAACCCTGCCATCGACCCCTCGACCTGCTTGGCCGTCTTCTGGAGGCTCTTGTTCACCGCCTCCATGCCGGCCCGGAAGTCGCCGATGTCGGCGCCGATCCGCACCAGCAAGCTGGACATCACACCGTCCACTTAGCGCTTCCTCCTGCGGTCGTCGCCGCCCAGCATCATCGTCAGTGCCTCGAGCCTTCTGGTCACTTCGTGGGAGTTGAGATCGCCGCGCCGCCGCCGGCGGGGCAGAAAGTCGTCCGGAGCATAGGGGCGCTGGCGCTTCTTCGGGTCGCGGTGCACGTTCGCGATCACTGAGCACACCAGCGCCGCGCCCCAGTCCGCCCGCTCGAGCTGCGCCTGGCGCCGCTGCATCAGAAGATCGTACTGCCTCGGCGTCAGCCGCCAGAACTCCCCGTCGCTCAGCCCCAGGTCTACCCGGGCTGAGGCCCAGAGCCGTTCCCAGTCGAGAGGGGTTCCTCCCGGCTGGGCGCGGTAGGGTCCTGGTCCGGCAGCGCCGCCTGAAACGCCGCCTCCACCGCCTCGGCGATGTCGCGCAAGTTGCCCGGGTGCAGCCAGGCGCCTACCTGCTCGAGCGTGAGATCACGATCCTCGTGCAGCAGCGCGGCCCATACCAGCGCGCGCAGGATGCGCGCCGAAAGCCGCCCCGCCAGGTCGAGCGAAAGCAGCGAACAGCCCGCCGCCTCCTCGGCCGCTGCCAGCGCGTTGAAGTCGAACAGCAGGCGCCGGGGCCGGTCGAGCGTGATCGGTACCAGTTTTGGAGGCCGCATCCGCTACGCTCCCGGAGCCGCCAGCGTCGGCTTGCCGCAGACCTTCATCGAGACTTCCGACGTCGGAATGCCGTCCACGTTATACTCGAACGGTCCAATGCCGGTGAAGATCACGTTGGCGGTCCACTTTACGTTCGAATTGGAGATCTCCACCGCATGCTTTTGGCCGTCCTCGAAGGCTGCCAGTAGATCCTGGTGGCTGGACGCTGCCTGGTCAAAGACCAGGTTCAGGCTCACCTCGCCGCCGTCCTTCAGTCCGGCAAGGTAGTCGCGGTAATTGTCGGGCGTGTCGTGGGTGGTCTGGTCGTGAGTATCGCGGGACATGCCCGTGTAGTTGATGTCCCCCACCCGCGCGACCGCCGTCGTCCCCAGCTTGAAAATCGTGCCGTGGGTGTTGTCTGTTGGCATGGTCGTTATCCTCTCTGGTAATTAGGCGCCAGGACGCCAATCCACTTCGAGGTCGGCGCTGGCGTGAAATAGGCCACTGTCGCTCTCGTATGTCAGCCGCTCGCCGGTCAGGATGCTGAGGCTGATGCGCACGCCCGCGATGGTGCCCTGGTAGCCGTCGAGCAGTGTCCGGATGGTGTCCAGTTCGGACCTGGCCTCGCCATAGCTCGACCCAAAAACGGAAATCTGGATCGTGTGGCGGCGCAGATCGAGTGGGCCGTCCTGCCGGTGCCGCGGCGTCATCCCGGCGCGGAAATAGACGATGTAGGGCGCTGCAACGCCTTCGGGCGCGCGCAGCGGATAGATCCGGCTCCCGGACGAGAGCGGCAGGCCCTCGGTCAGGAGCGCGTAGATGGCTTCCTCGATCATTGCGTCGCCAGCCCTTCAATGACGCGCCTGTACCCCTCCGCCAGTCGCCGCACGACCTGTGTCTTGATCGCGGCGATCGCGGGACGGAAGGCCGGCCGCGCCGCCATCTTAGAAGTGCCGAATTCGAACATCGTGGCCAAAGACATGCCGATCTTCTGGAGCCCGGAGGCGCCTCTGTCCCCTGGGATGATCAGCCGCTTGGCCCGTCTGGACTGCGAACGTCCTGGAAACCACTCGCGGTAAATCGCATCATCCTTCCGCGGCGGCGCCCCCTTGCGGATGCCTGCCAGCGCGTTGCTGCGCGCCGGCTTGTCCTGGCGGGGGTCCGCGTAACTGAAGATCGCAGCTACCGTGGCCTTGGGCCATCCTGCCGCCATGGCTTTGGTCCGCACCGCAGATTTGACCATCTCTGCCGCGCCGCGTAATGCCTCGTGCAGATCCTGACGCGCCGCTCGAGCCCGCGCAGAGCCTCCGGCCCAGCCCAGCGCCATCAAATCATCCAACTTGGCCTCCAGGGCTCGGAGGCCCTCGATCTCCACGCCCTTGCCGCGTAGCAGATTGCGCGGCCCGCGCCGCACCATCAGCGCACCTTGCGGCACAGCAGTTCGAGTCCCTCGCGCCGTCCAATCTCCGTGACCATATGCACTTGGTACACCGAAACTCCGAGCACCAGTTCCAGCCCCTCGTCGACGCCCGGCCTCCATCGGATCCGGAACAGATCGAACGCCTCGGCCACGTCCCGCGCGGACGATTGGACTTCACGCCCCCTCCGAGGAATCAGTTGCGCCCAGCACGTGGCCACCACGGTAGCCGGCCCGGATGGCTCCCCGATTGCATCCTGCTGCTCCGCAGGCCTGCGCAATATCACCCGCCTGTCCATCTGTCCAGCGGCGGGCATCATCCGAAGCTCCTAATGCGGTACGACGCGAGCAGCGAGTTGACAGCCAGCGCCAGCGGGGCATTGATGCCGGACGCTCTATTGGTGCTCTCTGTGACAGCTTCGCGGTGCCGGTACCAGTGCCCAGCAAGCATCAGTACCGCCAGCCGGACCGGGGCGGGAACTTCTGCCGGCTCCCAGCCAGCAACGAACCGGATGGCGATGCCATTCGACGCTCTCAGCGCGACAGCCGGCCAGGATGCCTCCGTCGCCAGCACCACACGTCCAGGGTCGGACACCGCGTCCACTTCGTAGTCGGTAGCGGGCATCGCGATGTGCGCGCCGCTGGCGTCCGTATAGGTGATCGACTCGACCGCGTCCAGCTTGCCCTTGGGCATGAGAATATGCCTCTCTCGCGGCCAGGCGTCTAGGATCAGTTCCCAAGTGCTCTTCACCAGCGCACGGTTCGTGACCTGCTCGACATACATCCGCGCCGCGCTCAGCTTGGCCTCAAGATCCAGGTCGTCGTCCGCCAGATCGAGGTCGATCCGGAGATGCGCCTTCGCCTCGGCCAGCGACACCGGTTCCGCCGTCGGCGGGATGATCAGACTACACTTCATAGGATCTTGGCGATGGCTCGATCAGAACCAGGCATTTCAACACCCGCATGGAGCGGCCGGAAGGATCGGTCGCCACCGCCTCCATGTAGTAGATCCGCGGCGGCAGATCTGTGTCAGCGGACTCCAGCGCGAATTTGAACTCTCCAGGGTACTCCGATTGATCCCGGATGCTGGCAGCCTTCGTGAGAAGCGGCGCGCTGCGCCGCGTCGGCGCTAACAGCACTGCGATGCTGAATCCAGTCAAATCGACCGCAGTCCCAAACGAGTCCCGCACCGTGACAGTCACCTCGCGCGCGTCGCCAGAGGCGATGGTGATTGTCTGCGTCTGTTCAGTCATAGGCGCCATCCAGCCGGATCATCGTGTCGTACGTGCCAGTGAGATAGGACGCCGGCTCACAAGTGCCAATCAGCTCCGCGCGGGATGGAGTCCTGGGCGGGACGGCGAACGCCAGCGCGGTGCCCTTGCCCAAGCTGATGCCAGCCAGCCGCCGCAGCAGCTCCGCCGCACTGGTGGCCTGCGCAGCGCCGTCCGCCGACACCAGAAATCCACGGATACAATGCGGGCTTGCTCCCGTAATGGCCAGGCCTACAAGAGTCCCATCGCAACCCGCTAGGCGCCGCAACTGCACCAGGGCTGCTGCGCCCCCTGCTGCGGTCGCGGCGATGCTGCCGCCCCACAGCAGCACCATCGAGCTGAAGCCAGAGGCCTGCGCCACCGGCTGAGTCACCCGGCGCAGCCAGGCGCTGGCCGCGCCATCCCCCGCGCCGGATACAGTCCATTGCCGCACCACCCGCCAGGCCGCTTCGGTGCCGCTCCAGCCGGCCGAGGCCGTACTCCATCGCACCGTCACCCGCGCTGGCGAGGATGCCGCGGATTCTCCGGTCGCCGCCGCGTTCGCGATCAGCGTGCGGCGCGCCACCGCTTCTACGCTGCTGCTGCCCGCCGCCGTTGCGCCGAGCAACACGCACCGCGACAGGGGCCTCGCCAGGTGGAAGATGTGCTGCCGCCGCGCAACCCGCACGCGCTACTCCTCGAAGATAATCTTGGCGCGTACATTCACCCCGCCCGGTGCCAGGCACTCGATGCCGATCCTTCCACCGCCGCCTACAATGATCTCCTGCCCCATCGGGCAGAGCTTCTCGTAGCCCATCTGCGGGTGTACCTCGATGCAGTCCACCACATCACCGGCCTCAGGCTCCGAGGTCGCCGAGTGCTGCGCAGAGGTCTGGATCGTCTCCGCCACAGGCCGCATCTGCGCTGGCGTCAAAGCCGACATGGTGCCTGCTGTGGTCTGCCGGAGCAGCCTTACCTGTACCGGCTCCGCCGTCGCCGACACGCCGTCGAAGAACACCCCCCAGCCCAACACCTTCACCCGCCGGTTCGCCGGAGCAACAAGCTGCAACACCGTCCGCGCGGTCGCGGCGCTCAGGGCGACTTCACCGGTCTGCGCAATGCCAAACACGTCTGCCATTGTTTCTCCTCACAGGAATCCAGCGATTCCACCGCCGCCTACCAGAACGGGCCCTCGCCCAATCCCCCCGCCGTTATCCACGCCGTCGAATACGGGCCACAGGAACGGCACCCTGGGTGTGCCGCTGTCGTAATTCGTCCAGGAACCATCACCTACCGGATCCTTCGCAGTCGTCAGATGAAAGTCCAACCCGCCGTATGCGAGCAACGCATTCTGCTCGTAGAGATCGAAATCGAACAGACTGACGTTGCCCGCTGTCGTCGCCTCGACGATGAGCCTGTACCACGTGTTCGCACTGATCACGACAGATTCTGTAAAAGGGAAATACATCAGGTACGTCGCCGATCCAGCGTCATCCGACGTGGCGATCGGACACGACGTGACAATACCTGTGCCATTGAGTTGGTGGTAGTCGGCCGTTACGAGCTTGACTACACAATCGCCATCGACGTCGAGCCACCCCCATAGCCCACGGATGCGCCTGCCAATCGGGGACCTGAATCGAGCACCTACAGCATCAGGCGAAGAGACAGTGGTCAGGTAGTGCTGAGTGATGCTGCTTTTGACTGGCCACACGCCTGGCGTCGGCGCGTATACCGGAGCATCAGCGTATTTCAAGGTGAGGATAGGCGCACCAGAAGCTGCCTTAACCCAGGATCCCCCATAGGCCACGCAATGCGGATGACCAATCAGTGCTGATCCATCGTCGCCGAAACTCGCGATCTGCATGTTTCCAAACCCAATGGATGGATTCTTGATAACGACGGCGATCTGATCACCACGCGTAACCTGGCATGGCGTATTCAGGGGCGTCAAGTATCCGACGTTGTCATCCGTGTCAAGGACTACTTGTGGTCCATTCGAGTTTACCCCCTTCAGTGTCCCGCTTGGTAGGCCGCCAGAAACTGTTTCCAGCCGGACGTCAACAGTAGTACCAGTTGTAACCGTGCGCGTGCCCCATCCGATGTGTGAAATTGGTCCAGAGCGTGGAGCTCGCAGGACGAAGCCTGCCGCCTCGTCAGCGGCATCAATGAGCAGAATAGACCCTCCCGACATGAAGGCCGGAAGGCTACCTGCGTAGATCGGGAGCGGGAATGGCCACACAGACAACCCATCATCGACCATCGCCATAATCCATTCGCCCCTCCTATTCCGCCGGCGACATGAGCGCCATCAACCCTCCCGGACGATGATGTCTCCCGCGTTGAAACGGGCGTAGTCGCCGTTCAGCACTGTCTTCGGCGTGGCGAGGAAATCCCAGTATCTGAGAATGCCGCCGGACGCCGCGTCGAAAATCCCGAACGCGACCGCCTGCGGCCAGTCCGCCGTGGCCGGACCGATCTCGATGATGTCTGTATTAACCACCTGGCGGGTGTCGGAATCGTGGGACGACGGTGCCCCAAACGCGATCTGGGACCGCGCGTATCCGTTGCCGCTGATTTCCGTGCCGCCTCCGGCGTCGGAGGGAGCCACGCTGAACAGCCCGATATATGGAACGAAGGCGGTCGCGTTGTTGCTCCGCATCAGGTTGAGCACGTTGTCGGCGTGCGATGTGGTCTTGCCAGGCATGACGATCTCCTTTAGGGCGGCGCGCTCCGCGCGCGCCACCCTGTGCTATCTGTGCGGACTACGCAGCCGTTACCGGCGCGGGAGCTGTCGCCGGCGCGTGCCGCGCCCCGCCCAGCAGCCCGACCACGCACACCGGCGCGGCCGTGATGCCGCCTGTGCCCGTGGTGAAGTCCAGCTTGACCCGGAGGTACCGCTTCTTTCCGGTGTACTCCACCACGGCGATGATCTGGTCCTCCGTGGCGGAGTCGAGGGTTTTGAACAGACCGTCCGCCGTGAGCGATGATAAGCCCGCCGTGTCGCGGATCATGTTACTCACCGGGACCGGCGCGAAATCAGCGCCGACCGGCGTGTCGCCCTCCTGGAGGAAGAGTTCCAGCTTCGAGTCGGCATCCAGGCCCGTGCAGTCTCCGATGACCACTGCCAGCATGGCGCGCTCAAAACCCCGTGTGTCTAGGATGTTCGAGAAGGTGTCGGTGTCGTTGATCGATTGCGCAGCGAGCAGTTGCACCAGCGGAATGTTGTTGATGAGGTCCATCGCTTTCTCCTTTCCTTTTTCCTTGCGCCGCGCGACTACTGAGATTCAACCAGCCGCCGGATCGCCTCTGCCAGCACAACCTGGCCGCCCACGCGCTTGCGCGCCACAAAGCGCACGTTGCCTTGCGTCGCCTGGGTGAATGGATCGCGCAGAATCGCAATCGCCACCCGGTCGACGATGATGTAACCTCGTCGGAAATCGCCTACCACCACGCTCACGGCTCCGGTGGAGCCGGTGTTGTCGAGCTCGGGAGCGAGCATGTAGGGACGGTCGAGAATCGTGGGAGCCAAACCCTGCACGATGTTGTTGGGATGAGTGTTGCCGGGCGACCAGATGTATTCGTTGTTCGCCTTCAGCTTGCGGATCTTGCGCAGAGTCGTCCGGTTGAACAGCCACGTCGCATTGCTGATGTACAGCGTCTTCAGGCCGTATAGCAGGTCGATCAGGTCGTCCGCGTCGAAGTCGCCGTTGGATCCGCTCTTGGTGTTGGAGATGGCCGCGTCGGTGGCCACACCCCATGGCTTCTTAACGCCGTTGCCGGTCATGAAGGCCGCGGCTTCCGCGACCGCGAACTGCTCGGCGATCTCTTCCTGGATGAACCGCTCGAGATCGAACATCGAGTCCTCGAGATCCTGATTCGACACATCCACCACGGCGGACATCTCGTGGGTCGGGATCTCCTCCGCACCGAAAGACAGCCCAGTTGTCTCATCCCGGGTCCCGGTTTCACCCGCCCATACCGCGGCGAACTGCCCGGTGCGTGTCGGCCACTGCACTGCCCGTTGCGTCGTCGGCCGGATCCGCGCCAACCGTCGGAATGGCGCGAACTCGGTCTCGGCCTTGATGATCTCCCGCGCGATCTCGATGGGCGCCAGATAGCCGCCCGTTGTGTCGTCGGAGACCACCAGTCCGCGCTCGGCGAGTTGGCCCGTGCGCAGAAACGTTCCGTAGGCATCGCGCGTCGCCTGGTCGTCAATACCGCCGCCGGCGGTCTCGCGGCCTTCCGCCGGTGAGGCTTGCATCCGCGCTTGGCGCTGCTCATGCGCCTCCAGGCGTCGGATTTCAGACTCCAGTTTGTCCGCCTCGGCAGCGATGCGGTCGAACTTCTCTTGCTCTTCGGAGGTGAGGTCGCGGTTCTCGGCGCGCGCGGCGTCGAGAATAGCTTTCATCTGGTCGCCCAGGGCGCCCCACTCCTGTCTCATGTGAAGCAGATTCTTCACGGTTGTCCTCCTTCTGGGTACATTGATCAGGCTGAGCGCCTGAGTTTGTCCATGCGCGCCACGCGGCGCGCGTTCGCATGCGGGAAAACCCGCGTATCGATCACTTGGCAGGCGTGCAGCCTGCTGGCGTCGCGGACGCCAGCTCCAGCGTCCGCCGGCACGGCGACGAGACTGATCTCGGCCGGCTCCCAGTCCACCGCCCGCAGAATGTCAGGCTGTCCCTTCCCGGTCCGTGTCCGTTCGAAACGGTGCACAAAGTAGCCTACACTGATGTTCCGCAAGATCCCGGACACGACGTCCTGCCAGACCGCGACCACCTCCGCCCGCTCCGAGAACCGGACCGTCGCCACGCCCTGCTGATCCTCGATCCACGCCCGTTCCACTACGCCCAGCACGGAGGCCAGGCGCCAGCTCGAGTGCGAATCGAGCAGGTTCGCCCCGCCTCCGTTGAGCCGGCCCAGCCGGACATGTGCCGGATCGAGAGACAGCTCTTCGATGAATTCCTCGCCGTCCCACCAGTCCACCCGGCGTACCTGCGCGCCCGTGCTCCATACGAC